GAACCCACCACACCACCTAAGATATATTTTAAAATTATATAAATGAATACACCCATGGTTGACGCAGCCGCAACTGGTAAACCAAACTCTACTAGTATTTCAAAAAACATTTTACTTTAATATTAGTTTCTTTATTGATAATGATCCGTCAATATTCTTTTCAAGTTCTGCCTTAGATTTTAAGCATTGATACCTTACACCTTCATTGTATTGTCTCTCTGCTTCTCTTTTTCCTTTTAAGCACATAGATAAACTTTCTTGTATTCTATGTTCCTTGATTTCAGAATTGACTATCATTAACAATGCCACTACTGTTTCTATAATCATTGTTAATGCCCGTTTTTAATTTCTCTATCAGCATCCTTTAATTTTTCAATATCAATCAACATCTTCTCTACATCTTTTTGTAGTCTCTCAATGTTTACTTTATTTGTCATATTCTGTTCAAGATTTTTTTCAATTTTCTCTACTGATTTGTAGAGGTCCTCTATTAGCATAAATTGCTCACCGTCGGCAGGTAAAGCACCCATTTCACCTCGTGGCCATTTAATTCTAAATTCTGTATTTTTTGTTAAATCGTTTTCTAATCTCTCTATGTGAGATTCTAAATCTTTTTCTGCTAGTTGTGCTTTTGTTTCAAGCATGGTAATACGTTCTAATACACCGAAGTATGCCCAAACACCGACTGCGACCGCACCGATTATAGCGAGCATATTTCTGACTGGCATACTAATAGCAGTATTATCTGAAATGTCTAATCTATCTTTACTCATAATTCACCTTCATATTGTTGTCATAGGTAGGGGGCCGAAGCCCCCTTAGTATTATATTAAATTATTTTTTAGTGTAGATTGAGTATAGTACCCAAATAGCAACTAAACCAACTAAACCTTGAGCAGAAAAACCTGCAATAATTGATTGAACATTGCCTATTACGCTAATGTTTGGCCAGAAAGGTACGTTTTGTCCGCTAAATAAAACTTCTAAAACAATACCTAATGCGATAAGCGATACACCTACATCTGCTAATGCGCTAGACCAATCTTTTATTTTATTAATAATTTCCATATAATCTCCTTTATATGATTTGATATCTCAAAACTTTATTCATAATGTCGTATGTTTATTTATAATAAAGGAGGGTAGGGTTTGCACCCTACCCGATAAGAAACAGGTGGAGAGATTACTCGTCTTCTGCCAGTTTACTGAAATAAGATAGTGTTTCGTCACTATCCTCATCAATATCTGCAGGAGTATCAACTGTTTCTGTTTTCACTGGTGCCACGTTTGTCACAGGTGGGATCGCAACATCTTCAGCAGTTCCAGTGTTTCTTGAACCTGTCAAAACTTTATCTAATTTCGCTTTTAACTCATCATAAGATTTAAAGTTTTCGGCAGCAAGAAATGGTTTTAGGGCATATTGTTTTTCCCAAATTTGTTCGATAGCCTCATCATTATCTTTTATAGGTGTAGGACTATCAAATTCTGATTTGTCATAATTCCAATAACCATCAACTTTTCTGATTTTTAATTTGAAGTTTGCACCTTCCCAGAAGTCAAATGGGTTGATAGGTTTCTCATCTTCAAATTCAGGTTTCATTGCTTCAGTAATTTTATCAAATATCTTTTTACCAAATTTAAATAATTTAACTTGACCCTCATTTTCAGGATGTTTAGCATCACTAATAATCAGAACATTTGCAATATAAGATAATTTTCTTTTTCTCTTTCTTGCAATCTCTTTATCTGCTTCAACACCAGAGTTCCAGAGTAAACTATTTGATTCACTTACTGGATCTTTTTTGTTGAGTGTAGTTAAACTGTTTTCAATATACCACCCGCCTGGTCCTTGAAAAGCATGAGACCATAATCTTGCCCAAGGTAAATCTTCGTTCTTTACTGCTGGCAAGAATCTAAAAACTGCATAACCATTACCTGATTTATCAAGTTCTGGTTTCCAGAATCTATCATCGCTGTATGATTGTTTTTGTGATTGAGGTTCGGCAACTTTATTTAGTTCGCCTATGAGTGTGTCTAAATTAGACTTTGAGCGTTTTAACGCTGCAATACTTGTATTCATATTTGTATCTCCGTATGTTTATTGTATGTTATCTTATCCACTTTGTATATAATATATGTTTATATTTATATGCTAAAATAGGTGGGACTAGGATTTACCCACAAGTTACAGACCGGATACCTAATCCTTTAAACTGCAACCGCCTACTTCTACCTGTCGATAGTTTGACACCCCTTGTTTTCCAAGTTATGCCTGGGTACAACCCCTAAGCAACCAAGTTCGCCCCTCTGGTGAAAGGCTCTTCCTTGCACTATTAAAAGAAAGTAATTAATTTTCTTTTGCATATATCTTATTATAACAGATTTGTAGGATAAAGTCAAGCCTCTTCCCCAAATTTATTATATTTTTCTGACATTACCGATCTCAACTCTGGCTGTTCTTTGGCACTTTTGCCAATGTCTAATGCCAATAAGTCTGGATCTAAATGTGCCGATTTCAATTCGGCAATCTCTAATTGTAGTTTTTGTATTTTATCTTTGGCAAGTTCTAGTTTATGTTTCAGCTCTCGTATCTCGATACCTGCTTCCATAACAGAATGCTCTGCCGTAAATCTTGCTGCTTCGTCCATTATGCTAATGTAAGTATTCTGTTTTTTAATCTTTCTGCTCTATTACCAACTTGTCTTGCCCATCTGGAATCCATCATTTCTACAGCAGCAGTATTCCAATCGCCTGCGTTTACACCTGCAATAAATTTTTTGAAGCCTGATAGTCTTGGTGCGCCCATATTGAAACACATATTAACTATAACCTCTTGAGCAGTTTCTGGTAAGTCATCAAGATTAGGAAATACTTTCTTTGACTCACTAATATATTTTTTTACATCTTCTTCAAAGATTGCATTTACTCTTTCTTCGCTTACTGGTGTGCCTACAGGTTTGCCATGTTCTTCATCACCTTCTACGATTAGATGACCTATGCCAAAAGTAGGATAACCTAGATGATCGTTATATATTTCATACTTCACGCCTTCATCTATTTTTAGTTGTTCTCTTAAATTATCTACGTTCATTTTACCTCCTTTACTAATACTTTAGGTAGTATATCACAATTATATGATAGTGTTCTTCTTACTTGATCTGTGCCATAAAATGGATAAACACCATGAACTAGTGTATATGGAAAAACAAAGAAGTCGCCAACTTTAGGACTTAATCTAATTTGCGACATTGATAGAGAGTGTTGAGCACCACCTATAAATTCTAAATGACCATTTGCAGGTTCATGATGATTTGTTATTTCTTCGCCATATGAGTCAGGTGTTTTCAAAAATAATACAGACGATAGACCTACTAAACTATTCTTACTTGCATGAAAGTGAGCAGGGTTATATTCAGTAGCATACATATCATTTATCCAAGCATTGTCTAAAGATAGTTGATGTGTTTTTACTAATACTGAACCTGATCTATTCATGTACTCTTGAAAGCACATCATAAATGTGCCTTTGATTTCATCTCTCAATAGGTGATTGACTAGTTTTTCTTTTTTGATTTTACCTGCTAGTTGGGTACTCCAGTCTACTGTTGTTTGTTCTTTTTCATCAAATACATTATTAATTTCATCAATAAAATTTTGTGGCATTTCAAACTTGACAACTATTTCACCAAGTGTTAATACTTGTATTTTTACTTGTTTACTGTCTTGCGTGTTTTGTTTTGTTTCTTCTACTTTTTTTGTTTCAATATCCACAACTTCAATTTCTTTGCTCATTATTTACTCCTTCTCATTTTATCCATTATAGTGGCTTTAGTTTCTACAACACCAAGATGATGAAACCAACCTGTAATAATATATTTTTCATGTTGCGAAACTATACCTCTATGAGTGTGTGTAAAATCAGTAGGCCATAATAAACTTAAACCTTTTTTTGCTTTTATTTTTAACTCTGGATAATATACAAATTCTGTTCCTCCACCATCAGGCACATCATTTAAATATGTCATAAAGACTAGTGCTCTTTGATGTGTTTGATATTCACCTCTTTCATTATGCCATTGTTTATATCCTTGTCCAGGACCATAATGTTGTATATTAAAACCTTCTTGAATACATAACTCAGGATTAAAGTGTTCATACTTTTGACTATATGCTTTTAATCCACTTGTAAGATAGTTTGTGTAAGTTTTAATAAGTTCATTATTAGAACCTATGTGTATATTAACATCGGTTGACGCTTTAGATTCTGCGCTGTGTGTAACTTCTTCACTTTTATATTTGTACTCGTTATTGTTTTTATGATAGTTAATAAGACCATCTAATAACTCATCATTATTAATTTGAAAAGCTAATATAAAGTTTTCTTCTTTGTTCATAATTTTAATTTCCTTTTCAAAGTCATTTTGTATTTTGTCAAGTTATAGTTTAGAAATGCTCTGTATCTAATCATTCTATCATATAGTTTTGGCCACAATACCTTTTCGTTTATATTTTTATTTAGTTGTTTTGTAAATGATAATATTTCATCAAGTATCAAAACAGTTTCAAAGTTAATCTTTTTAGACAAAAACATTTTCAGAATAGGTGGGTGTTGACCATTTATTGATTTAAATAAATCATCAAACTTATAATCTTGTTCTAAAATATAATCAATGTCTTGTTCATAATAATAATGTAGTGCCTCTATCTTTTTTGACCATTGTTTATAATTATCATCGCCAGTTTTGCCAATGATGTCGCCAACCCATAAATTAGTATTAGTAACAAAATTGCTAACGAAGTAATCAACAATAGTGTTATTGTTATAAGATTTAGACAACTTATGAAAGAAATACCTATCCCTTCTTTTAGTAAAGGTTTCCAGTCTTGCAGTTGTTCTACCGAGGTGCTTATGAAAGTCATAAGACCTTCCTTTACTTGTGAAGTGGAGTTTGACTGCCAGATAGATTTTATATACTTCAAAACCATTCACTTAACTATAATATTCTTCCTCAAGATATCTTAACATTGTTTCAGGATCTGAAACTTCGTAAGGATCATCATCACTTGAAAAATTATTCATACCTGGTTCTTCATTAATCTTTTTTATTTTACGATTATCTATAAATGCTGAATATCGCCAACTTCTCATACCAAAACCTTGTTTAGGTTTATTGACTAACATACCCATTGTGCCTGTAAATACACCATCACCATCAGGTATCATTTTTAAATTTTTAATTTTTAAATCTCTTGCCCATGCGTTCATAACAAAAGCGTCATTTACTGATATGCAATACACATCATCTACACCTAATGCTTTAAATTTATCATATGCCTCATCATATGCTGGTAGTTGTTCGCTTGAGCAAGTTGGTGTAAATGCACCAGGTAAACTAAACATAACTATTTTTTTATTTCTAAATAAATCGCCACTTACTACATCTTCCCAAGATCCGCCTACAAAAGTACAACCGCCTTTCTCATTATCATCACCATATCTAAATTTAAATGTGTGGTAATCAACGACATACTCTCTTGACATCATTGTACTCCTGCTGCCTGTAATAATACACCACCTACAATTGTAATGGCATATGCTGCTAAAACTATTTCTATCATAACGTCTCCTATATTGGTAACTTTGCTGTTTTTTCTTTTAACATATTCAACCCTTGTGCCTCATATGCTATCTTTTCTTTTAGTGTTTTGTTAATTAAACCTTTTGTATTACTGGGATCAATGCCATTTTCTGAACAATATGATATCACAGCATCCATGTAACTCATTCTTTTGTTCTTAACCATATTCTCAATTAGTAATGCAAATTTATTTGGTGTGATTATCATTTCTATATTATACTACAATTTAAATTTCTTGTCAAGCGCTTGAAGTGTGATATACT